TCTCGTGTTTTTATTTTCTCCGGATAAAATAAACATGTCACAATTCCGGAGAGTATAAGGCTCATAATCAATATCACGAATAGCATTGAGAAAACCTCCTTTCTCATTATTAGTTTGTCGCTTCACAATCACTTCACCGGTTACTATCTGTTTCCAGGAGCGATCGATTATACTGTCGATATACTTCTGCCTCAGCATCATATCCATCCCTCTACGGCTCTGTATGCTTCAGCAGTGAAATCTTTTATTGTATTTTCAAAATCTGCACGGGAAAATATCGAAATTGATATCCGCATTCCAGAAGGAAGTGTTATATCCTTCTCAACTCCCATCGATCCGATTCTCATCATGTGCTCAGTCATCTGCGCATGGAGGAGGGAGGAGAGTGCTTCATTGATATCAAAAGCCCTCTCCTCATTTAGTGGATTTTCAGAAGAGGCATCACTGACAACATCAGCTCCAAGCCAGCTTTTTAACCGTCTTATGGCTTTATCATACTCGCTTTCAATAAAACGGTCATATGCTGTTTTATCATTGATGACAGCTTCATCATCAATATTAAATGCTGCTGCCGGCCAGAGGTCTTTGATGTTGTCAGTGTTAAGCATTATTTCACCGCTATAACAATTTTATTAGCTTCGATGGTATATCCGGTGATCTCTTTTTTCATCACACCGGATTCCACACATTTTTTATTCTTTTCGATCACTGCAAAAATCTCATCTTCAGAAGAGCCCCTCTTGACTTCAATTTCAGTGATCCTGTCAGAATTCAGAAAAACCTCATAGGTGATAGTCTTCGATTCCTCTTCCCTTGAGATCAGCAGAAGTTCCTGTGACGCAATCTTTGCCTCAACAAAGGGTGTAGCCTCCACAGTGAATTCCTGATCAATTACCGGCTTACCGTTTTTACGTGGAGGGAATATATCCTGCTTCCCCTCTATGTCACAGAAGCCGCATCCTTTTGAGGCAATCTTCGGATTGATTTTAATTTTAACCTTCATAGATACCCCTTATGAAACAATAAGCATTCTGGATGCTTCACGGAATAGTATTGACCATCCTGAGACTTCGCTGATGACTGCTTTTTCGAACTGCTTGTCGATGATCTTGTCATACTCAACAAGAGATCCGCCTTTCTCGTAAACCTCTTCAATCGCTGCCTTGTTATCGAGAGCGATGATCTTCCCTGCAGGCATCGCTTTAGCCTTAAGAGGAGGTTCGGACATCGCAGGACCGTTTTTGTCTTTGTATTCAGCAAGGGTTTTATACTTCACCCTCATGTCCTTGGCTGACAGCATAATGGATGGCTCGAAGTATTCAAAATCCTCTTCAAGGTTTACAATATCCCCGTATGCAAGAGTCCCGCCCACTGCAGCATTAACGGTTGCAATAGGATTACTGTTTCCATCGCCGTTAATTAGAACATCAATAGCGTCAGCTATTTTGTCCTGGGCAATGTTTCTGCCGATGACTTTCATGGTAACAGCAAATACATTGATTTTCATTCTGCGCATGGTTTCATAGGATGCTTCAATCTGATAACCATGCTTGGCTATTTTGATTGCCTTATCCTTGAATTTGATTTTCACCTTCGGAAATTCTGCACCTTCAGCTACTCTTTTGGCTGAGGCGGTTGAATTCTCGACATCGACTTCGGCAGACTCATAAACTCCGCCCTGGATTCCAGTTGATGTTGCAGTAATGTCAGACAGCTTCGCGAAACTCTTCAGCTGCTCATTCATGCCGAGTCTTACCATTTCGTTTATTGTTTCCACAAAAAGGATACGGTTGTCCTCTGTTCTGAAGAATTCCTCAACAAGAGCAGCATTAGCCCCGGAAAGAGCCAGGCTTCTTGCCGCAAGCTGCTGCTGAAGCGGAGAGAGTTTATCACCCATCTCCCTGTTAAACTTTTCATTTTTTTTCATCAGGTCGCTGAGAGTAACCCCTTTCTCCTTTGCTTCCTGGAACATCTCACGACTGATTGGTATTCTTTCAAATATCATCTTCCACCTCACACCAGAATTGTAACGGTCTTAGCCGTTGTATCTACATCCACAACCAGGTACTTTTTACCTGCCACTGCTGTTTTCACTTTCCCGGTTCCATCAGCCACCAGTATAACGTTTCCTGCTGCAGGTGCATCTCCTGTATATACCAGGGTTTTAAATCCTTTAAGCTTCACAGCCCCATACGCATTGTCGTGATCTATTGTTTCGAGCACGCCGTCAAAATCCTCAGTGTCGGCACACTTTGCCACAGTCTGAACCGCCGATACCTTAACCGGTATTCCTTCATCTGTACCGCGTACAAATGCGCTCGCAACCGCAAGCTTGAATGTTGCCACATCCTTTAATCCATCAAAAGATATTCCGTACATGTTTGCCTCCTTACGGCAGTTTATAAGATGAGATATCTATCTCATCATCCGTTCCGTTCCCATTACCACGGTCTGCGCTCCCGCGGCTCAAAGTGCCTCCGCACTTTGTACATTTCACCGGCATCTTCTCATCAGCCTTCACCTTGTACTCATCTCTGAGTTTTTTCGCATCTTCAACAGATGACCCCATGATCGCTCTTTCAAGCGCATCAGAAAGCTTCTCTGTTCCTTCGGCAAGTTTGGCGAATTTAACCGCATCGCTCCTGACATCAAGGGCATATGCATCACCGAGAACCGCTTTTTCTTTCAATGCTTCAGCTGCACTCTTATCTTTCGGGCCTTCGCCGAAGAGTACGCCAAGCACTGCCGTTTGTTCATCATGAGATTTAGAAAGCCTTTCCAGCGAATCATGCATCTCTTTCATGAATCTTGCAGAGCCAGCTTCATCAACTTCAACCTCCTGCGCGTCTGCTCTCATCCCGTAACCGGATGGTGAGAGACCAGCCAGAAGCAGTAAACTTCTGAGTATTTTCATACCTTTAATTCCTCCTGTGTTTTTATCCGCCAATAGTCCCGCCTCACCGGCCCCTGACTCAAGCGTAAGATCCAAGCGTTTGGCAAATCCGTCGGCCCCCTGCCACACTAGGGATATCTCACCGTAGCTTAGAATTTTTGTTGCTATAAGCGACACAACCCGGCCATCAATGGTCTCACCGAAATGATACCAGAAATCCTGAAGGGCAGGATGTGACTTTTCGTATTCAAATGTTACGTCAACGCTCACGCTGTGTATCGCTTCCTCTTTAAGCCCGGCCACAACGCGCGGGTTCCACTCCTTGTTTATCTTCAGGGTTACATTAATTCCCTGGGGAGTCCCGGATTCATCCCACCAGCTCTTGGCAACAACACCGAGCCATTTGGCCACATCGTGATCATGATTCGGATATACAGTCTGCCCCTGCAGCATTTTTGAAGATTTTTTAAGAACCTCCGGTTTTGAAAAATCAATTGCCCTTTCAGGCAGAAGAACTGCCGATAAGCCGCGGAACGGTGCATAGATATATTTCTCATCTTCATCAAGTGAAAGCTTCTCACCCGGATTATCAGCTGATTCTGCAAAGCTCATCGTCTGGAAAAAACGTGCCAGAGCTACATTCCTCTTCGAATCAATTTCAAGTCCGGCTCTTTTCAACTCCTCAAGTTTAGCTTTTAATTTCTCGCTCATATTCCTCCTGTCCTCCGGACATAAAAAAACCGATAGCCCCGTAATCCCCTGAATTTAAGGGATACTTTTACGGTTCTATCGGTTATGGTTTCTATTTATATGTTTATGTGTCCGGGGTTCTATCAACACAGCCCCCCAGACTGTAAAAAACGCGTTTAAAAACGTTTAAAAGTCAATTCTGCTACGCTTATATATTCATGGGTTAAAAATCCTCGAACATGCCATTATATTGATTCAGTATTAACTGTTATAATACAAACTCTTTGCAAGTTCCTTCACATGATCCGGGATCTTATCAAAAGGAAATTCACCCTTTGCAATTTTATCAGGATTCCATGCCCAGAACTCCTTCATGGATTTATCATAATGCCCGTCATCATAAATGAACTTACTCAGGGCTTTTGCCTGTTTAATAATATTCGTATCTATCTCAACGAGTTCCGGAGTTACAGGAAACTTGTCTTCATCATAAGCCATTCTGAGATCCGCGATCTGTTCTATCTCTGAATCAAAATCCTGTTCTGAGTCCAGTTCCGCATCGTTAAATCTTTCATTCATAAGATCAATGTATTCAGTCTGTTCAATTCCGTAACTCATTTTATCCCTGCCATGTATCCTTTTTGTTTAAAACTGTTATACTTATGAAACCTTAATACCTTTCCTGTTTCAGAGAGATGTAAAAAAGATTTACTATCTGAATCATATATAATCCATTCATTATTATCTCCAAAGGTATAAACTTTGTCATACTTTTTCAATAATGTTTTAAAAGCATTATCATAACCATTCGGAAATTCTTTTCCATGTTTCGACTTATGATACTCATAACTGCTTCTTGTCGTTCCATCCGGCCATTCCTTAATGCTATCATCCCACCATCTGGTCTGAGCAAGACTTTCAACTTTTGACAGCAGCTCCTGTTTGCTAAGTTTTTTCAATTTATCAGCTCTCTTTACTGCCTGCTCATTCTCTCTATCATATTCAACTTCACCTTTGAAAAATCCTCCCGATGATTTACTGATCTTTGTATCCATGCTGATAACAGTAGTTGTCCTGCATCTGGCATGATATGGCGGAAGCTTAACTTTTATCTTTCCCATAATCTCGTCAGTTGACATCTCCGCGAATTTCTTTGCATCATTGTCATTCGGCCATGCAAACTGTTCTGTAAGCTCATCCATCGGAGTTTTTAAAACATCCCTTACATGATCAGCGGCCACGCTTGTCTTAATTCTCCGTCCGTTCATCTCCCTGCATATCTTTGAAGTCTTTTTGTCGAGTATTGCCACAACCTCAAGTTCTGATATTCCAAGTCTCTCATAACTCAATGTCCTGCCGAAGTTCCTCGATTTATTAACGGCGTTTCTCACTACAAGATCATAATAATCTGTTATTTTTGGATGAGCAAATTCATCACCCATCTTTTCCTTTAAGCTTTTCATCACCTTCGGATCATAAGCCCGTGCGACACCTTTAAGTTCGTTTTCGACTATCTCCCTCATCTGCGGAGCGTAATGCTGAAACTGCTTACCAAAAAAATACTGGTCATGTTCTTTAAAAAAGTTAATCGCATTACGGTCAGTAACCTTCCATTTGTCATCAGCCCACTCCTGGCCAAGCCCGAACTTGTAACTTTTATCAGACCACTTTTTAATGACGTCAGCAGCATCTGCGGGAAGTTCATTTCCCATTTTCTGTTCCATGTATGCGAGTATAGAATCTGACAGTTTATCTTTATCAACTCTATATTCAAATCCGGAAAGAAACTCTCCATACTTCTTTTTATAAATTTCAAAGAACTCCGAGAGGTAACCCTCTTCTAATTCAAGAACTTGTGAATACTCATGGTCTTTTTTTTTTCGGAACCGAGTTGAATCGATTCCCTGACAAAACTGTACCTGTTTTGTTCCTGGTCAAACTGAAAAGTGAATCCCGGATTAATCGGCATGGTGTCATCTTTTCTGAATGCTGATTCATAACCAAGCTCACGGGCCGCGTCATCCGGGCCGATAGTCCCTTTTGTCATTCTTTCATAAATCATTCTCTGGTTGATCTCTTTGGTCTCAGCCTCTTCCTTTGCGTTTAAACTCGGAGCGGCATTAAATTTCATCGAACATGATGCCGGTATCCTTCTAAGCAGCAGATGTTTATTATAAGAATGCTCATTACCGCGTTTTACAATTCTCCTTATATTTGAGATCTCACCGAGCAGTGTCTGATAGCAGACAGTTGCATAAGTCTCGGTAGTTGAATATGCATAACCCAGAAGTGCCGGATCAATGTTTAGTCCGCTTGTGATTGCCTGGTGTGTCTGCTCCATTATCTCGCTCATCTGCCCGGTTCCTTTACCGATTGCCTTATGATCAAGCTTTATATTCGGGCCTGTGACGGCCACTCCCTTCTTGCGGTTTTCAGTAAAGGTTTTGTAATATCGTTCAAGGTCTCTTCCCGCACGTTTGCGGAATTCATCTTCTGTCTCTTTCATCGTCTGGCGGAGATCCACTGTCATATGCGTAAAGCCCATCAATCCCCAAAGAGCAGAGAACTCATCAATTCCTTCCCACTGTTTGTCCTGGCGAATTATAGATCGTAGGGATGAGAGGAAAGGGAGTATCGGATAAGGATTATCCTCTTCAGTCGTAAGAGGAATATACGAAAAAGTCTCTTCATTCAGCCTTACTTTTTCAATGCCCTGTACCTGATAAGGGACAAACCTGTTGTTCTCAAACCTGAACCTTATTGATGATACTTTCACCTGATAAATCTCATCAATTCTGTCCAGCGATAGAGAGGGTACAGCTTCCTGACACAAAGCACCTTTTACAATAATCTGTCTGAACTGCTGATTGATAAATCCGTCTGCACCGGCATTGTTCGGGAATGCATTTTTAGCAAAGTCATTCATTTCAATCAATGCTGCTTCTGCTGCCCGTTCGCTCCCTGTGATCTCGATGGTGTGCCCCACATTCCCCAGTGCTACTATCTTCTTTACAGTCTGGGACATGTCCGGATTGAATATGGAAAGCCAGGATATTATATCTATGAACTCAAACATATAATGAGGATGGATATCCTTCATCTCAGAGTAGCGTCCCAGTTCTGAAATAAAACCGCCGCGCCTGGCATTCCCGCCATCAGGCGAAAGCATGATCTGTACCGGCACTGCTGCCGTCTCTTCATGCTTTCTGATTCTATTTCTGTTATCTATAATCATAGTTATTATCCGAATAAAGGATCAACGGAAGGGACAAACCGTCCCTTGCCAGTACGGAACGCAATAAACGCCGAGTTCATCGACATGCCGAAGTGATTTGGTATACTCTTTTTATATACCGCGACTTCATATCCGTTTCTATCCAGAATCTTCTCCTTCTCAAGGTTTTTAATCTGTTCTTTAAACTTCTCGTAAATTTCAATCTCACCGGGCTTTAATGCCTTCGGATTCGGTAATTCAAAAAATCCTTCAACAAACATTGAAGACATCTCATCTATTGATTCAGTCCTGTCATGCATTACAACAGGTACTTCATATTCACCTTCACCCTCGCTCTTTTCATGAAGAGCCTGGCCTTTAAAATACTGCATTGCTCCCCAGCCTTTATATTTAAGACATAACCGCTTTGACAGATTCTTATATGGCATCGCATCAATTACAAAATATGAATTATACTTCTCTATCAGGTACTGAAACCTTGCCTCATTATCTGCCAGAACTTCCTCGGCATAAATAAGTCTAAGTCTTCGTCCGCTCCATCCCCATATAGTTACATGGCAGACATCGCCGACGTCAATACCCATAAAACTTGAAAAGGCCGACTTCTCGAAACCGTTTTTACCTTCAGCTGCAGTAATCAGAGAATCAGTAAAAGGACATAGTTCTGAATCCCGGTACGGTTTCCCAATGATTGAGATCCATACATTTTTTTTCTCTGATGATAGTACAGCTCCGGTAAATTTCTTATAGATAAATTCCATCG